TCCTATTAAATAAAGAGGCCCAGTCCAGTTGATTGGGAAACCACCTTCAAGAACATTACCTCTTGAACCGTTTCTCTCTGGAGCAGACCAACCGGCACACTTCAACAAAGTTCCTTTTTTGAACTTCTTGTCATTATCAACATTGACAACAAAACCCCAAGCAGAACCACCACCATTAGTCATAATTTTGATGTACTTAGAACCTTTCTTGATAACCCACTTTTCTTTAAACTCTGCCTTCATTTCATCAGACACGTTAAAGTTTTCATAATCAGCATTTGCGGCTGCAATCATATTCGCAATACCGTCATCTACGTTGTCAAAGGTTTTTTTAATCTCAATAGTCATATTTTCTCTCTCTCTTGATTATTACTAATAGTACCACACTCAATAGGATATGTCAAGCAAATTCGTTCAATATAAACACTTTTTTCTTACTTTTTCCTACGATAAACTCAGAAAACCCCTCTGGAATAGGTTTATTCCACCCATTCTTACGAGCTGCACTCACACTAGGAAACACACCACTCAAATGCATGATATGTGCAAGACACCATACATCTTCAATATGCCATGCAGAATCCCTATCTTCCCAGAACCCGAAGGACTTCATGTCCTTCTCAGTCATTTTGGGATGGATGAAATTGAATTCGTTATCCAATGGTTGCACCCTCTTCCCAAAGTTTCAAACCAGACATCATTTCCTTACAATCAGTATCCACCATGAATACATCAACAGAAATATCGATACCAGCAGTGGTACGCATCTCAACGATGATACCATCACCAATATTTGTTTTGATCTTCTTACCAGAAGAACTCCAAAGTTTATTCATAAAACTATCTCTAGTGTTTAACATATTAAAGTACCTTTCCTGTACGTAAGTCTCTAATCACAGCGGTTGGTGAACAATCCTTCACACACGCAATCGCAGCGGATTTCGTAGGATGACTAGATAACCAAGTCTTTCCCTTTGGGGTTACGAGGTCTAATCTCCAAGGAGTGGAGGGAATGAACATATCTTTTGTTAGGATTACGTTTAACATATTTTCTCTTTCGTTGTTTCTCATTATATTAATACTATACCACATAAAAAGGTATTTTGTCAACAACAATCGACATCAAATATGCATTTTAATTCATTTTTATGAAAAGTGTGACTAAAATGTCACACATATGAGATTTTGTGTTTACTTCTTAGTTTCCATATCACTAAACCAACACTAGCGAGTATCAGAGTGATAAAGATAGGTCTTACAAGTAGTTCTTCAAACTGAAATATACCTATCGTCTGGTAAAAACTACCCTCAAATCTTTCTGCAAGAATAAACGACATAAGGAACGCTGGTCTTGAGAATTTGTATTTTGACATGACAAAACCAAGAACACCAAATATACCTAGTGTCAATATATCCTCATACAAGTACGCATAATATCGTGATGCAACCACTGCCCATATGGTCAATAAGAATAATGGTGTAACCCAATAACGGGCAGGAAAATATACTACCTTACTGATATATCGTGTAAATACTAGACAGACTATACCTGTCAATAAAGTTCCTATCAGAAATCCACCAAATATATGATTGATGAATTTATCACTTGTCATGAGTTCAATATTATCAACATGAAACCCTAGAGACATCCAGAGTGCCATCAGTATGACCATCGCCTTACCGCCTGGAATTCCAAATAGAAGAGTTGGTATCAATGCACCAGCTTTACCAGAGTTGTTTGCACCCTCAGGCCCAATCACACCTTTTATATTACCCTTACCAAATGGTATCTTCTCATTCTTGTACTGTGATACAGTCGTACTATATGCAGTCCAATCACCTATACCACCAGAGGTGCCTGGCAACATACCAACCACCATACCGATTGCACCACCCTGTAGTGCCAACCACTTATGAGTCCATACTACCTTTATACCATCCCATGTTTGTTTGTTGTGTGTCTTTCTATCCATCTTCTCTTGTTTTGCGTTTGTCCTCAACGCCTCATACAATTCTGGTATTGCGAATAGACCAGCGGCAACTATGATGATAGGTATACCATCCTCTAGATACTCTAGTCCAAAAACATAACGTGGATTACCTAAAACGTCAATACCAATCAACCCAACAAAACTACCAACACCAATCGCAATAAACGATCTAAACATATGGTCTGTAGTGACCGCAGATATTAGACAAAATGCAAGTATGACAAGTGCAAATATCTCAGGCACTTGTACGTACTTGACTACGTACTGATAATATGGTATAACCAGAAATGCAAGTACACCCCAGAATAGACCATTAACTGTAGAAGTAGTGATTGCAGATGATAACGCATATGACGCCTTACCTTGTTTTGCGAGAGGAAATCCATCCAACATGGTTGCGGCCGATCCCATTGCGCCAGGAATACCAATCAACACACTTGCAAAACTGTCTCCTGTAGATGCAGCGACAACGGTAGTTATTGAGAAAATGACAAAGAGGTAATCACCCCCTGTGAAGTCGAAATGATTTACTATAACAAATAATAAGATAAGTGCCTTAGATGGCCCTGCAGCGGGTATGAGTCCGATTAAACCACCGTACAACACACCCGCCACAATCATTATAGACCACTGAATTAGTGGTGGATATTGTAATATCCATTCCACTTTTTAGAACAATTCAGGCTTTACTTTCGCAGACTTATACTTAAAAGTCTTCTGTGCAAGTTCCACTAAATTTTCAATCTTCTTTTTAGTGATCTTTTCAAACAGACTACTTGAAAATGTATCTACAGTAAGACCAGTGTACCAATCAAACTTACCAAGTTTACTGTCAAGGTCTTTCTTGATCTCTGGATCGTTGATCATATCGTTAAACGCAAGTTGAATAACTTCCCTGTGTTTAGAACCTTTACTAATCCAGATTGTCTTTTGAAACCCATCACGAAACGCTTGAAACAAGTCATATGCATCAAAGACATCACCAGAAGGTTTAACTCCCCATGTCTTTTCATATACCTGTTCAAATGATTGAGCACCTTTTGGTGCATTTGGGTCAAGACGTTTACCACCGTCTAGTGTACGAATACCATGAGAGAACAGTACACCATGAGTGCCTGCATCAAATAGTTTCTTATTCGCCATAATGGTAGACTGTGGTGTTGCACGTGACGCAGTTAATAGACTGTTGACAAATGCCATTCGTCTTTCTCCACGTGACTTGAAACCACCTACAATTTTAAGTCTTTCCTCAAAACACTTAATATAAGTGTCTACACGAGCACTTCTCTCAGGCCCACAGGTCAACATACCCAATGCAATCATATCAGACGCAAATCCAGTACCACCAGAACTAGGAAACTTTGCAACCATAGTCTTTGGGTCATATGATGTTTGACTAGAAATCCAGATCGTAGTATTCATAAGTCCGATTGGTGCATAGTTGCGATAATCAAATCCCTTGATGGGTTCAATTAGGAACGCCTCACCATTACCACCATTTGCAAGCATCATTGCTCTTGGGTCTTTTGAGTACTTCTTCACAAACTCACCCATCGCCTTCTTACCACGTTGGCCAGGAATATACTTTGGTACAACATTGTGACCGTATTTTTCTAACTTCTTGTTAAGATGTTTGAGAGTAAGATTTCCCCAGTATGCGGTTCCACCCTTGTCAGGTGTTGTAGGAAATACCATTGTGAAAGTTTCTGCTTTAACCGCAGTAGAAATAAAGAGAGACACAACAAGTGTCAATAGTAGTTGTTTCATTTTTTTAAGTCCTCACTTATTCTTAATATGTTCACCGACATATATAGTTAACAGTCATTTTAATTGACAGTATTATATATACCATCTCAAATAGAGAAAGTCAAGTAACTATTAAAAAAGGGTGATTATGAAATTATTTTATAGAAATGGTACTGAGGCATATAACGGGCCTCTAGACCTAGAGAAATTATGTGAACTTCCAGATGTACATTTAAAGAACTTAGACCTTCGTGGTATAAGAATAGAGGGTACATTTAAAAATATAAACTTTGACAACAGTGACTTGACAAAGGCAGACATATCTGGTGCGATCTTTAACAAATGCAATTTTAAAGATACTGACTTTACAATGTGTGATGCAGTCAATACTCAGTTTTTAAATTGCACAATGAGAGAGAATATCTTCAAGTACATAAGGGCATCTAACTCTGTATGGGATGGATCGAATCTTAGAGGGTCTAAATTCTTCAGTGCAATCCTAGATGGTGCATCATTTCAAAACTCTGACCTACGCAACTGTAACTTTAGAACTGCAAACCTATCCTGTGCAGACTTTGGTACTGCAAAGATAAATGGTATCTGCACTCGCATGGCTGTACTATGTGGTAATAACCTTCCGGCGTACTATTCAGAACCAGTTACCAGTTACTACTTCTATGGAAAAGAAACCATAAACACATATAAACTCACTAACAGTAATTTACAGGGAATATACTACTCCAAGTTAGAGTACAAGTTAGGAGAAGTAACAGATGCAGGCGAAATAAACAAGAGAACAAACCCTGGCTTGTTTGTAGGATCACTTCAGTGGTGCATACGAGAGTGGATTTCATTAGGATCAGACCCGAACTTTCACCTGTTCCGTGTACAATGTAAATCAGATGACATTCTATTACACTACGGCAAACTACATAATATACACTATGAACTTGATACAGACTCAGGATTCAGTGTTCGTAAATTAAAGGTAGTAGAAGAATTAGACCTAGATCAATTCAGAAAACATCTAAAGTTGGATTGATGACCAAGTTAAAACTACTTTATGCTCGAACGATATCACTAGGTGATGACCCCCTAGTGAATAATGCACTAATGTTTCACAAGATAATGTGTTTTGCAGGCTCTCCGTTTTCAATAGACAGAACTGGACTAAACAAATTTGATTTTGAATACGACCCTATACCAGAGTATGATTCGCAGTTTACAAAAACAATAGAAGACCTCATTGAAGATAGAATTACAGAGATCATATCTACAAATAAGAAAATATATGTTATGTGGTCTGGTGGTATAGACTCTACAGTTATAGTGTGTGGATTATTAAAACGTGGTGTTTCATTTGAAATCCTATTGTCAGAGGGTTCAGTAGAAGAAAACAAACCAATGTATGAGACTCTTGTTAAAACCTCTAATGTCAAGTTGCATTGGATAAAGAGTATATACTCTAGTCCAGCAAAAATTGTAAAAGATGATGGTATAGTATTAAATGGATACCCAGCAGATCAGTTATTTGGAAGGTGGAAGTTTGCAAAAAACTTTGAGTATAGTATGTTACATGATAAGTGGGAAAACCACGATATTCGAAAAATGTATCCTATAATGGGACAACATGAACAGAACGGTTATGATGGGGCTGCTGATCTATTTCTGAGACATATGCATGAAAGTATCAAAGGGAGTCCAATTGAGATTCGTACTGTATTTGACTTTATGTGGTGGGGTATATACAACTTTGGGTGGCAAGATAGAAAACAATATCACCTACAGTATCTTGATACAAAAGATTTAAATGCAGTTGCATTTTATGACAACAACGATTTTCAGAAGTGGACTATCGTGAACCATGACCTAAAACTACTAAAAGACACTGTTAGTGAAACTTGCAAGTGGCAGTTGAAGGATTACATTTACGACTACACAAAAGATAAAGACTATCTAATGAATAAAGTAAAGATGAAACCACAACATTCAGAGTTGTGGAAAGATTGGACAAGGATAATAACAACCTACGACACATCAGGTAAGATTAACGATACCGAATCACTATCTACGTTTCTTCTGTAACTCCATTGCAATCCAGTTCTTTGCAATCTGGTTCTTAACTGGTTTTCTCAATAGTTGACCAACCTGTTTGAACGCTATCTTTATGGGTTCTTCCTCCCTGTCATTATTATCGACAATAACAAGATTACCTCTAAAGTGACTACTAAATTTACCTAGATTAGACTGCACCGCCTTATGAGATTGTGTGACTATAGACGTTGGAACAACTCTATCCCTTTCTGCATTTGCCTTTAGTGCAACGTCCAGTGAAGTGTTAACAAATACCATATATGTCTCATACCCTAACATACGTAGTTTACTTGACTGTCTTGCAATCTTTTCAAAGTCGTGACCAGTGCCATCGATGATCATACCAAGTCTTCCCTCAACAAAACCACCTTTGCCTGTTCCAAGATCACCCCTCTTCTTTGCAGTTAGAACTTTTCCACGATCTCTTACCGCATCTCTTTTATCTGTCTCACGCTCACCCCTTGGAGTGTTCATCTTTTTAGTAAGACCTTCTTTGTCTAAGAGATATTCAAACTGATCATCAGAGTTGACCATTTTAAGACCCATACCAGCTGTAGACGCCTTGGCAACGTAAGACTTACCACTGCCAGGGCCGCCTGCAAGGAATATCGCTTTAAATATGTTTTTGTCGTAAACCCCTTCAACCAGAGGAGTTCGCATATCTTGGAATTTTTTCATTTGTAGTCCTTAATCCTTTTTTATATCCTGACATTTCTATAATGTATTTATCGTTATCTGAAAGTGGTTCTAGAGGTTGTAGGTTACGGTCTTGTCGTTGAAATTTCATAGATTTAATTCTATTTTTAGTTCTAGCCATTTTTTCTTCCTTTTTGTTATTCAGTTGATTGGATAATCTTTTGGATTTGATGTGGACTTCTCCTTTTCTGTTATCTGTAAAAATCAGTGGGTTTATTAAACGTGATTGGATTTGTTTTAGTTGTACCATATTCTGTCTGTGGTAGAGGATTTTCTGTACTACCATCAAGAACCTTATCAACACAATCTTTAACACAAGTCAACACTGTATTATGTTGACTGTCTCTTTTATTAAATTGATGAACCAAACTCTTAATTAAGAATGGGCCTCTTATAAATTTATCTACTCCCTCATTTTCTGCATCTTTATTTGCAGCCGTTCTTGGAAGATTAACCTCAACAATATCTCCACACTTAATTGTGGTGTTACCATCTACTTGAAATGTTATCTCAATACCATTGGTTAACTGTCCTATAGTTGACGTTCTTCTTGTCAACCATGATGATGGACTATAAGATTTAAATGGGTATTGATTTTTTTCATTACCTCCAGGCGCATATGCACTTATAACTTTAGTTGCATCACTTCCTGTGTTTATGTCTTTAATAGAAGTTGGTAGTAGAAACTCCTTAGCTGGATAACTTGCGACATCACCAGAATTATCATCTATTGATCCACGACTATACATTGGTAGTGTGTCTTGACCATGAAATTCATTAATATGTTTTTCATCATCAAAAGAATTGAAATAGTTATATCCAGAAGTTGTGTATCTTTTATTAAAAATATCATGTTCAATAATAGTGGATGAATAAGTTCCTGATACCTGTCCTGCTGCAGTATCATTGGAAGATGATCTTGTAAATTTTCTCATCTTACTAAATTGACTCTGAACATCGATTCTACCCTTGTCTCCGATTTCTAAACTAGCAATTGTGTCACTTGTATAATATCCTTGCATGGGAGTATCGTATAGACTTTCTAGTGACTGAAAATGAATACCATTAAGAGTCTCAAAAAAGAAGTAAGTAGGAGAACCATATTTTTGTGATATCGATTGCATTTTTGCATCATCAATTAAATTAAACGGGCTCTCTCCAGCAGGTACTATTCTTTGCAATCCAGAACATGGTTCTATATACAAATTCTTTTTACTCTCCAAATCTTTTCTTACTATATTTGTAAGTATGTCTGACCACGTTCCCACCAATGTTCTTGTAACTATTTTTCTCTGTGCAATTATTTGTTCCATAGAACAAAAACTTAAAGTAAGTGCATCATTATTTTGATTTATGTGTAATACATTATCAACTTTATATACAAAAAGTAACAGTTCTATTATATCTGGCCCAAACATAGATGGAGTTGATATCGTTAATTTTAATATCTCTTGACCTATTATTGGTAAAATATTGTGGTAGTTGACTTCATCATTGAATATTAACTTACCAGTTATAAATGGTGCATCTATACTTTCCCATAGATTAATTTCCAAAACTGTCTCTGCAAGATTTTTTGTGGGTGTACCAGATGCACTTATTAGTACAACTTCTTCTAGATTATATTCACCCGAAACACCAATTGTATCAGCCATTAGAAACCAGTTTCCTTCATTAGACTCTTAAACTCTGAAACTACTGTAGACACATAGGCAGGATCAAGAAGTTTTATCTTACGTAACTTGTCTTGATTTTCTTCTTCATACTCGTAGTTAGTAACTATTGATGCAGCAGGATAATCTGTATTACTTGTACCAATATTAATTTTTGTTGTGGTATTTCCAGAAGTTTGTGATATCTCATAATGATGTACTGCATTTACATCATCATATTTGTCGTTAATAAATGCATTAAATTGTGGTGTTGTCAAAGGCCATCCATGATACCTGTCTGTTATATCATTCATCAACATAACAATCCAATGTAATTCCGAATCACCATATAATTTGTGTGCGATCATTTCTGGTGTTTCACCTTCTTTTACGTCATAAGTATCATAAAGAGCTCCGTCACTTTTTAACTTAGTTCTCATTGCAACTCTTCTTAGAAGATTGGTAACACGTTTATAATTACCATCTCCTTTTGAATCGTAAAATATTTTTGGAAAAGATTTAAAATACATTTCTATAACCCNNCATCAATTCTACTTCTAGTGAGTGATTCTATTTCATTAAAAGTCACCGTCAAAGAAGTTTTTTGTGGAGGTGGTGCAGTTTTACCTGTATGGTTTACATCTGTTGTTGGTTCAAATGCAGTATACCTATCGCCACCGTATTTTACATCTACACCAGTGCAATAACAAGTTGATACTTTTCCAATCCAAGGATTTTCTGTTCCTTTATACATATACTGAATGTCAAAAGAATCAGGAACCTTTAAAAATCTACCTAGTCTTGAATTGAATCGAGTGTTCATAATGTCGAGGTGATCTATACCTTCAGGCATCATGTGTCTTTTAAAAGACATAATAATATCATGCACCATTCTAACTTCAGTTTCACTCTTAGGAAAAAAATCAAAGGAATAACTGAAAGTTCTTCGATTAATTTTTTTAAATAACAATTCCATTTTATTAGTCATAACGTGACCTGATCTTATCTGTGCAGCTGAAATTGTCCCTTGTAATCCAAATAATGGGCCGACAGTATTAAGTGCCTTATCTGCAAAACCCAATGCATATGATGCACCAAATTCTGTTAATGCAATTCCAGTATCGGCACCCATGTTTTTAAATCCTTGCAAGGATGGTATTTTTGTAAAATTATTAGTATTTGTAAGAATTGAATCAAGTGCCGCACCACCCGCCTGAGCACCAGCTCCTATTTCTGCGTCTGCATAATCTGCAGCGTATTGTGTTTGTAGAGTTGCAGGCATGTATAGACTTATTGCCCTTTCTAACCTAACGGTAGATGGTCTAGTGACCGCAACATTATGTACTCCACCCTCTTTAAATCTAGGTTTTGCTCCTGCCTGAGTTGCCTTTATTGCATCAGAATCTTCTTGAAAAAGAGATGGATCATTAACGTCTTGACCAAGGGTTTCGTCAAACGGTTCACTTTTTTTAACTTTTGCTTGGTCTGTCGTGTTAATCAAGAACATTATATAGTGACCTTGCATTGGATCACCTTCGACATTTAATGGATATGTTAGGTTCTTAGAAATGGTTGTACCATTTATACCAGAAAACCCCCCACCAGAACCAGTTGGTGAACCTCCATTTAATCCAAGTTTGGATTTTATTGAAGATGTAACTTTACCTGTTAGACCTCTTGCGACTTGGTTTGTAATTGCACTAGTGAAAGCCATGTATAAATATCCTTGTAATAAAACTATTTAGGTACTTAGGTGTGGCATACAAAGGTAAATATATCCCAAGAAACCCAAAAAAATATAAGGGTGATCCCTCTCGTATAGTGTATCGTTCTTTATGGGAACGAAAGTTTATGGTGTACTGTGATAATAATCGTGCAATACTAGAATGGGGCAGTGAAGAGATCATCATACCATATTTATCACCAGTAGATGGTAGAATCCATAGATATTATCCAGATTTCTATATTAAAGTTAAGAAACATGATGGTACTATAGAGAAATCTATTGTAGAGATCAAACCGAAAATACAATGTTCTCCTCCAAAGATTCCCGATAGAAAAACTAGAAGATTCTATAATGCAGTTAAGACATGGGCTGTCAATGAGGCAAAGTGGAAATATGCAACAGAATTTTGTGATGTGAATAGTATGGATTTTAAAATCCTAAATGAAGATCATCTGGGTATATCGTATAAATAATAGTATGGCAATCAGTAAGTATATGCAATCAGTTAAAGATGCCGCAAAAGGGCGTCCTAAATCTACTGAATGGTACAGAGATAAGATTAAAGAGTTTGGTACTCCTACTTCTCTAGACCTAATCAGAGATGGTAAGCGTGATACCAGACCTTTCTATGGTAAATTGAATATGTTTCTCTATGATCCAAAGTTCAAGAAACAATTACCATACTATGATACATTTCCTTTGGTACTTCCATTAGAAATGTATCCAGATGGATTTCTAGGTATCAATATGCATTATTTACCCATACCACTAAGAATAAGATTACTAGACCGATTAGTAGACTATACTAATAATACTAAGTTCGATGAATCTACTCGTATAGTTGCAGATTATAGTCAGTTGAAAAAAATTGACGTACTTAAACCCACATTAAAAAGATACCTTTCTGGACACACCAAATCACAATTTCGTAGAGTGGATGCAGACGAATTTACTATTGCAACACTCTTACCTGTACAAAGATTTAAGAAGGAAAATGAAACAAAAGTCTGGGCAGATTCTAGGAGGATGATCTAATGTCAGTTTTACCAAATTTTATAGAAGGAGCTGCGTTTGGTGTCCTTAATGATATTCTATCAGAATTTCGTTCTAATGAAGGATATGCAACACCGAATAGATATGAGGTTGTGTTAAGTAGACCAGCACCAACTAACACAGGAACATCAGAAAATCAATCTAGAGGATTGGTAGACACGGTTCCTTTGAGAGATATGAGACAAATATCTTTACGTGCAGAATCAGTTACGTTGCCTGGAAGAAATCTCACAACATCATCTGACACTAATATTTACGGCCCAAAAAGAGAGGTAGTAGATGGTGTAGGATATGCAGACACAGTAGACTTCACTTTTCAGGCATCATCTGAACTAAATGAAAGAGTGATGTTTGAGAAGTGGCAAATGAAAGTATTCAACCCCCAAACTTGGAACCTTGGATATTATAATGATTATGTTAGTAACTGTGAAATATACCTATTAGATAAAAATTCTCAAAGACGTTATGGATTAAAACTATGGGAATGTTTTCCTAAATCTATAGGACAACAACAATTAGGATATGCATCGAATGATGCAATAATGATTTTGCCAGTAAGTATGTCTTTTAGATATTGGACTACTGCTGACACTAACCAAGAGGCACCTAGTCTCTCAGACAAAATAGGACAGACAATCGGAAATGCAGTTGAAAGAAATTTGAATCGAGCACTTCCCTCCGTGTTAAGACGTTTATAACTATGAACTAAAGGATGAAAAATTATGGCACTACCAAAAATTAATACCGTTACTTATGAGTTGACGTTACCCTCTACAGACGAAAAACTTAAATACAGACCTTGGATTGTTAAAGAACAAAAGGCTCTCATGATTGCACAAGAATCTGATAATGAAAAAGAAATAGAAAATGCATTTGCAAATATTGTAAAGGAATGTACATTTGGAAAAGTTGATCCTTATGAGAATCCTCTGTTTGATATTGAATATATTTTCTTACAACTCAGAGGTAAATCAGTAGGAGAAAAAATTAAACTTAATTTGACTTGTCCAGATGATGGAAAAACTGTAGTCGAAAAAGAAATAGACCTTGCAGATGTTAAAGTACAAATGGACACTAAACACACTAATGTTGTTCAAATTACAGAAGATATTTCTATGGTTATGCGTTATCCTAAACTAAGTGATATGGGTGGATATACAGGTGATGGTCAAATCAGACAAATCTTTGATATGGTAAAAAGATGTGTACATGAAATACATGATGGTGAAACTATACACAATAGAGTCGATATAGGTGATAAGGAACTAGATGAATTTATTGAAAGTATGTCTCAAGAACATTTTACCTTAGTAAGTGATTTCTTTGAAACTATGCCTAAAATAATTCATGAGATTAGTGTAACCAATCCTAAGACTAAGAAGAAAAATGATATTGTGATTCAGGGACTTCAAAGTTTTTTCGAATAGCCCTTTCTCATGAAACTTTGAAGAATTACTACAAAACTAATTTTGGTATGATGCAACACCACAATTACAGTCTTACAGAGTTAGAAAATATGATGCCGTGGGAAAGGGAAATTTACTTAGGACTGTTGATGCAATACCTAGAAGAAGAAAAACGGTTAATGGATGAACAAAAGGCTAAACAATAATGGATATACCAACACCAAATGCGGCCGCATTAGAAATTACTGAATTCCTGTTACCGTACATTGGTATGGTAATGATTGTTATCATAGGGTTTATGATAAAGGACTTTGCAACTAAGTTCACTAAAGGTCTTGCGTTTCAGATGAATAATCAGTTTCAAGAGGGTGATCACGTTCTTATTGATGGTGAACGTGCATTAATCGTTAAGATAGGTATATCACAGACGGTATTTGGTGTTACTAAGTCTGGTGGAGAGTTAGATGGAGATTACGTGTGGAGATATGTTCCTAATGAACGTATCGACTATTTAAAGATAGAAAAGATAATTTTTGACCATACTCCCCTAAATAACAGTAATAGAATAGAGAACAACTCAAATCGAATTGAGGAGATACAAAATGGCAAATAATAATGACCAAGTAAATATAATTGAGGTGGATAGAAGTACAAGTGAGAAACCAGCATGGTACAATACCATTGACTCTTCAGTAATCGATAAGTGGCGCATCTGGCCACGTATGTTAATCACTCTTTATGGTATCATGTTCTATAGAGTAACAGAATGGTTCATGACCCTTCCAGAACCTACTAATTCCCAGAGTGCATTTGTATCCGTAGTTGTTGGTGCAGGCGCTGCATGGTTTGGTTTGTATTGTGGTTCTGGGTCAGTAGAGAAGAAGAAGTAAATGGCAACTTTTGACGAAACAGTAGAAAAATTAAATCAAACAACTGAAAAGTTAGACAAAGCGATAGACAAGATGAACGCACCCGATCCTCTTGACAAAGAGGATGCGTCAGAGGCAGAGACAAGAAGAGAAGAAGACAAAGACAGAAAAACCAACAATGAATACCTAAGAGTGATTGCAGACGGTATTAGTAATTCTGGTACTACTGTCAAAGTAGATGGTAAAAAGGGTGGTTTTGGTCTTATTGGTGGTTTGTTATCTGGTATAGGTTCGGCAGTCGCTGGGGTAGGTTTGATGATACTTGGGCCTGCGATGGTTGGTCTTGCAGCAGGATTTACTGCATTAGGTTTGGCATCAAAGATGATTACTCTGGCTGGTCTTGCCATAGGAGGATTTATCGCATCGGTAGGTACTGGTACTTGGATATTTGGTCAGGGGGCTAAAGCATTTGGTCAAGGTCTAAAAGATACCGCTGCTGGTGTAGAGGAACTTGATAGAGTTGGTAAAAAAATTGATAATAAAAATCTTATTGCAGTTGGTGACGGATTAAAGAAATTCTTGGAAAGTACTGCAAGTATGAAAAGTTTCTTTGGTTCAGTAATAACTTTTCTTACAGGTGATCTTCCAAAGATTGCAGACGGACTAGAAAAATTTAATAAATTAGATATTGACAAACAGAAGATGACAGATGCGGGTCAGGGTCTAAATGCATTTATGAGTGCAATGGGTGAGGGTTCTTTCTTTGGTAAGTTAATGGGATCAATATCAACCGTTATTGTACCAGATTTGAAAAACCTTGCAGATGGTGTTGGAAAACTTTCAGACGTATCCAAAGGACTAGACTTACAAAAATTCCTTGACATGGCAACAGGGATTGGTGAATTAAACGATCCTCTCTTGCGTCTTAGTAAAACAGGATTTACTACAAACTTTGTGGGTAAAGGTGCATTATCAGATATTGCAGATGGTGTTACCGCACTCAACAAAACTGAAGTAAATCGACTTAAAGAAGTTTCTACTGCAATGGGGAACTTAGATGAAAATATGTTTGAAATTGTCAAAACTGGTTTTGTTGCAAACTTTGTAGGTAAAGGTGCATTAAAAGACATAAGTGATGGAGTTACTCACGTAAATAAAACTGAAGTTGATAGACTAGGAACTGTAGCGACAGGATTAACATCTATAATAGACCCTTTAAAATCTATGACCTTAATTGGTTTTGGTGCAAACTTTGTAGGTAAAGGTGCAATCAAAGATATTGCAGATGGTGCAAAACACTTGGCAACTCAATTGGGTACACAAGAGATATTAAATCAATCATTACTAGCTGCAAAATCTATGGGTGTAATGAAAGAATCACTTTCAACATTTACTTCTGGAAATTTATGGAACTCCCTCAAGGGTGTAGGAGAATCATTACTCAACTTTATCTCTGGAAGTAATAGTCCTATTGAGAAGATAGCAGAAGTTGCAAGAAATTCTACAGACCTTGAAAAAGGTGCAAATGCAATTGATAAGATTGGTACAGGTCTAGAAAAACTATCTAAAATGAATTTTGATGGTAGAACATTTAAGTTGGCAGAATTTGCAGAAGACTTAAAAAACTCAATACCTGATATTGAGGCTGCAATAAATGGGGGAGAAATTGGTGGTACTATGGGTTTTGCAAAAACAACAATCAAGGGTCTTGGTAGTACTGATCTTAAACTTGATACCGCTGTTGCAAATGTCGCAAAATTAAAATCTGTTATGGGTTCTTTATCACCAACACCAGTTGCAGTAACACCTAGTGGTAGTGGAGGCGGTAATGATCTATGGCAATCTAAACTACTTAAAACTCTAGATACATTATCATCACAAATGGGTGGAGGTGCTACTGTACTCAATCAAGTTAACAAAGGTGGGGATAGTGTTGTTACAACTAACAATACACAGATGCCATCACTTTCACTTAATAACCCACAAGGCCCGTCACCAATGAGATAACCCCCCATGTTTCCATGAGGGGTTTCGATAGGAGCAGACGCTACACGACTGAACTCTTATCTATCTTAGTCTCTAAAGAATTTTTTATTCCTAGACTGACCATCAAAGTTTTCATACTCATCAACACTGATAGTCTTCCAAGATGATCGTTCATCTTCAACACCCATAGCACTATACAGACTTTGTAATGCCTTATCTCGAGCATCATAATCTTTTTGACTATAAGTTCTAAATGTTGGTTGTGGAATAGGTCTGGATTCCTCTACAAAAGGAGAATCCTTCAAACTCTCTGGACGTACCTTCATTGGAGTTGTTGGAGCCTTTACAACTGGTACATCTGGTGTAGGGTCTGTCCACTTCACAGTGTTTCCACTATTCATTTTATATGTGGACGTATTACCCTCACGACTTACAGATGCAATACGAGACTTACGTTTC